GCGCAGTTTCCATCTCTGGTTCTACCTACACAGTTCCCGTGACAGGTGTCACCATTGAAGGGCCAGCCGCCAACTTCACTGGTAACGTTATCAACTCTACTACCGACGGTTGGATTTCCCTCAACGAAACCCTTTCCGCTGGCGAACGTCTTGTCCTTGACTCTGCGTTCATGCAGGACCTCAACGATGCTCTCCCCGATCATTGCATCTTCTGGGTCGGACTGAAGGCGAATGGGTGGACAAACACCACCTTCCCGACTTCTTCGTTCTTCGGTGGCACCGCCATCCGTTTCTACAAGACGGGCGGATCCGAGCCTGGTATTCGCTTGTTCGGTTACGCCAATGGCGGAACCTCCTCCCAAATCTACAGTGCTTCCCTTGCTGCTTCTAGTGCTTTCCTTGAGATTACCAGCACGGGTAACAACATTCGCCTTGGATACACCCACTCTAGTTCCTACGACGCCTCTACTGACGCATATGCCGACTGGGACGGAAACACCAAAATCCAGACAGGCGACAGGGGGTACGGCATCAGTTCACTTGATGTCGTCCTCTACTGGCAAGCTCTTGGTAGCAACACAGTTGGCTTCGACATTTCCGACGTTGACTGGACTGGACTTTCCGAGATCAACAATCCTACACCAGCTGCTCCGTTGACAACGAATTGGACGAAGGCTGTTGACTTCAGTGGCTCTGCGGAACGGACTCGTCAGGTGTCTGCGGGTATGGCTGTTTCGCCCCTGAGGATGGCCGACACTACCGCCACGAGGACAGCACCAACAACGGCTGGTAACACGACGTCCGGAGGACATCCTTGGGCAACGGCGATTGTGTTCTCTTCCGACAACAACTACTCTAACCAGCACATCTGGAACCAGGGTGAGGGTGCTGGCAGCACAGACGACAACATCTACCTGCGAGTGGATTCTCTCCGTAACCTTTACTTCGGTTGGGGTCGTAGTGGTGCCTTGAACGAATGTTCGCTCGGCACGCTGGCTAGTGGCTCTGGTCACTGGTACGGCATCTACATCGCCCACAACGGCACTCGACTTAGTGGTGCCAACGCTACGGCTGCCAACCTCGCCGACTGCTTCGATATCCGAGGCATCAACCTTCAAACGGGTTCCGTTGGTTCGGAAATCAGTACAGCTACGAACTGGGTCACTACCGGTGGTCGCATGGATAGGTCTGTCACTGGCGACTTCACTGTCGGTGGACGTGGTTCTAACCGCAACTTCCACGGCAAGGTTGCTTCGATGGTGGTAACGACGCTTAAGAACAACGACCCGATGCCGACCGACGCTGAGATCAGCATGATGGTTCGTGACCCGCAGCAGTGGGTGACCGACTACAAGGCTAACCGAAGCTACCGTAGACCACACCAGACCTATAACACCGGTAATTTCCTCGTCAACTCTCAGATTGCGTCGTACTCCACGCAGGTGTGGCTCATGGGTGACGGGGCGTATGATGCCTACGCGCACATCCGCAACCAAATCTGGGCGTCATCGCAGAACTACACCCCACTCAACATGCTCTCTATGGTGTCCAATGACATCGAGACCGTGAATATCCCAGGCTTGACCTGATAACCTCCAAGGGACCCCTACACGGGGTCCTTTTTTATATCTAAATATACATATGTGGGAAAGAAGTTACTATTCTAGAGTGACCTGATTATGTCGAATGATATCTATTTGGGAAATCCGTTGCTGAAGAAGGCAAATACTTCCCACCAATTCACAAAAGAAGAAGTTGAAGAGTATATCCGCTGTAAGAATGACCCGGTATACTTTGCTAAGAACTACGTCAAGATCGTAACACTTGATCACGGTCTCCAACCGTTCAAACTTTACGACTTCCAGGAAAGACTTGTAAAGAACTTCCACAACCACAGATTCAATATCTGTAAGATGCCTCGTCAGACAGGTAAGTCTACGACCTGTGTGTCGTTCTTGCTACACTATGCGGTATTTAATGACAGTGTAAACATCGGTATTCTTGCTAACAAGGCATCAACTGCCCGAGAACTACTTGCAAGACTTGCTACTGCATATGAAAACCTCCCCAAGTGGATGCAGCAAGGTATTATTGCTTGGAACAAAGGTAATATTGAACTGGAAAACGGTTCAAAGATTCTCGCAGCATCAACATCTGCTTCTGCTGTTCGAGGTATGTCTTTCAATATCTTGTTCCTGGACGAATTTGCGTTCGTACCTAACCATATTGCAGACTCATTCTTCGCATCGGTATATCCTACGATTACTTCTGGTAAATCTACCAAGGTAATCATTGTTTCTACCCCACACGGTATGAATCACTTCTACCGTATGTGGCATGATGCGGAGAAGGGTAAGAACGAATACATCCCCACAGATGTGCATTGGTCAGAGGTACCTGGAAGGGATGAGGAGTGGAAAGAGCAGACTATTGCTAACACTTCAGAGCAGCAGTTCAAGATCGAGTTCGAGTGTGAATTCCTCGGATCCGTTGATACCTTGATTGCTCCAAGCAAACTGAAGTCGATGGTATATGATGCTCCTGCCGTCAGTAATGCTGGTCTGGATGTCTACCAAGACGTTATCCCTGGACATGACTATGCTATGACAGTTGACGTTGCTCGAGGCGTTGGTGGAGACTATTCTGCATTCTTGATGGTAGATATTACCAGTTTTCCACATAGAGTTGTGGCAAAGTATAGGAATAACGAGATTAAACCTATGCTATTCCCAAATATTATCTACGATACTGCTAAGAGATATAATAATGCCTTTATTCTGTGTGAGGTGAATGATATTGGTGACCAGGTAGCAAGTATTCTTCAATATGATTTGGAATATCAGAACCTATTGATGTGTTCTATGCGAGGTAGAGCAGGTCAAATTGTCGGTCAGGGTTTCTCAGGAAAGAAGACCCAGTTGGGAGTCAAGATGTCCAAGACCGTTAAGAAGGTCGGGGCACTGAACCTCAAGACTATGATTGAGGCAGATAAACTCATCTTCAATGACTATGAGTTGATTTCTGAGTTGACCACCTTCATTCAAAAAGGAAACTCATTTGAGGCAGAAGAAGGATGTAATGATGACCTTGCAATGTGCTTGGTGATCTATGCTTGGTTGGTTGCTCAGGACTACTTCAAAGAGTTGACCGATCAGGATGTAAGGAAGAGACTTTATGAGGAGCAGAGAAACCAGATCGAACAGGATATGGCACCCTTTGGTTTCATTGACGACGGTCTGGAGAACGGTACCTTCGTAGACTCTGAGGGTGATAGGTGGTACTCTGGTGGTAGTGAATACGGAACAACCGGTGGTGGTTGGGAACTCTGGACTAACTACTGATGGACTTTGACGATTTTGACAAACAGATAAAGTTAAATCATCTTCTTCTCAATGATAGGAAGTGTAGAAGTTGTGGTGTCGTAAAAAACTTGGTGGACGACTTCTACAGAACGAGAAAGAGTAGAGGTCCAGTTGCTTCTTCCTATTCATATGAGTGTAAGGAGTGTACCAAGAAAAGAGTCACCGAGTCTAGATATAACAAGTATAACCCAGTCCCCAGGATAAAAGACGTATATCCAGACTGGTAGTGCATTCACGCCGTGTTTCCCCACTTAAAAACTACTTTTCTCTAAATATTTTTAGACCAATTGAGAATCACTTTAGGAGAAGAAAAACATGGCTACTCCTCAACTATCTCCAGGCGTATTAGTCAGAGAAGTTGATTTGACAGTAGGTAGAGCCACTAATGTTCTTGATAACATTGGTGCAATCTGCGGACCTTTTACCATCGGTCCCGTTGACGAACCTATCCAAATCAACAACCAACAGCAACTCATCAACACCTTCGGTAAGCCCCTGTCTACCGATCGTCAGTATGAGTACTGGATGACTGCCTCTTCCTTCCTCACCTATGGTGGTGTTCTGAAGGTTGTAAGAACAGATGGTGAGAACCTTAACAACGCTAATGCTGGTGTTGGTATTGCTTCCGCTTCTTCTGGCGTCAAGATCAACAACTACGACGACTACGAAGCAAACCATACTACCGCTACCTCATACTACTGGGCTGCACGTAACCCCGGTCGTTGGGCAGACACCATGCGTGTTTGTGTAATCGACGACGCTGCTGACCAGATCATCGGTATTAACACCACCGACGCAGGTGCCGCTGGCGCTATTATCGGTTATGGTGTAACCTCACCCCTAAGCAGCAGAGTTCTGCCCGGCGCAGGTACTACCTCTGAGTTCAATGGTTACCTTAAGGGTATCATTACCGGTGTTTCCACCGACGCTGTAAACGGCAACTCAACCATCAACGTTAAGATTACCTCCAGAGTTTCTTCTGCTGGTACTGACTACGTTCTAACCTATAAGGAGAACGATCCTAACTCCTCCTTCGAAGTTTCTGACGCACTAACCTTCGTCAACAACGCTGGTATCAACACCGGTACTTCCGCTGTTGTAACTGAGCAAGACTGGTACAACCAGCAGACCCTTGGTCTAACCAACTCTGTTGTGTTCTGGAAGTCTATCGCTCCTCGTCCTATCAGCACCAACTACTCTGCTTCCCGTAAGGGTCGTGGCGATGCTCTGCACGTTGTAGTTGTTGATGATACTGGATCTATCACCGGTATTCAGGGTTCACTTCTCGAGAAGCACCTATTCCTATCTAAGGCTGCTGACGCTACCGCAGATGGTGAAGCTCCTCTAAGAACTTACTACAAGGACTTCATTGCTCAGCGTTCTGAGCAGATCTTCCCTGGTTACAACCCCTCCAATACTGCTGATAACTACTGGAAGACTCAACCTCTTGCCGTTGGTTTCTCTACCGACTACGTTCCTTACACCACTGGTGAAGGCGTATGGGGTCAAGATGCTCAGGAAGTTTACTTCTCCGCTATCGGTAACCTCTCATACAAACTAACTGGTGGTCACGACTATCAGGCAGAAGGTGGTATGAACGCTACCCTTGGTGACCTATACACCTCTTACAGACTGTTTGCTGACCCCGACGACGAGGCAGTTGACTATCTGATGATGGGTCCTGGTATGGGTATTGAGTATGAGTCCCAAGCAAAGGCAAACCTCCTAATCTCCCTTGCTGAAGGTAGAAAGGATTGTATGGCAGTTGTTTCACCTCACAGAGACAATATCGTCAACGTGACCAACAGAACTACTGCGACTAAGAACCTACTACGTTTCTTCAGTCCACTTGCTTCCTCTTCATACGCTGTATTCGACAGTGGTTATAAGTACACCTACGACCGCTTCAACAACGAGTTCCGCTACATTCCTTGTAACGGCGACATCGCTGGTCTCATGGTTCGTACTTCTATCCTTGCTTATCCCTGGTTCTCACCTGCTGGTCTCCAGCGTGGTGTTCTGAACAACGCTGTTAAGCTCGCTTACAACCCCGATAAGGACGAGAGAGATCTACTCTATCCCGCCCGCGTGAACTCCATCATCAACCGTAAGGGTTCTGGTGTGGTTCTATTCGGTGATAAGACTGCTCTAGGTTACTCATCTGCCTTCGATCGTATCAACGTTCGTCGTCTGTTCCTAACCGTTGAGCAAGCACTCCAGGAAGCAGCACAAACCACCCTATTCGAACTAAACGACGTAAATACTCGCTCCAACTTTGTTAACATCGTTGAGCCTTATCTACGTGACGTTCAGGCGAAGAGAGGTCTGTATGGTTTCCTAGTTGTTTGTGATGAGACGAACAACACCCCCGATGTTATCGACAACAACGAGTTTAGGGCAGATATCTTCCTGAAACCCGCCAAGTCTATTAACTACATCACACTAACCTTCGTTGCTACGCGCACTGGCGTTGCTTTCGAAGAAGTTGTTGGTACTGTTTGATATCTTTCATCATAATTAACTAAGAGGACACAACAATGGCAGAAACTAAGACACTATCACAGTTCAAATCCAAGTTGGCGGGCGGCGGTGCCCGCCCCAACCTCTTTGAGGTTTCCATTCCTGCTTTCCCTGATGCCGCTGCTGGTTTCTGGGGTTCAGGTGATGACGGTGAGAACGGCATCTTCAAGTTCATGTGTAAGGCACCAGCTCTACCTGCTTCCAACATTGCTGAAGTCGCTGTTCCCTTCCGTGGCAGAAACCTCAAAGTCACTGGAGACCGCACCTTCGATCCTTGGACCGTCACCATCATCAACGATGAGGACTTCCGTCTAAGAACTGCTTTCGAGCAGTGGATGAACAAGTTGAGCAAGTTGGACGATGCTACTGGCGTCACCAACCCAACTTCTTACATGACCGATGCCTATGTGCAGCAACTCGGTCGCGGTAAGGAGAAGTTTGCTACTCAGAACGACGGTGGTGAGTCTGCTATCCTAAGAACCTACAAGTTCTACGATATCTGGCCTTCCAACATCTCTGAGATTGCTCTCAGCTATGACTCCACCAACACGATTGAAGAGTTCGATGTAACCTTCCAGGTTCAGTACTTCACCATCGGTGAATCACTACAGTCCACCGGCGGTAACGCTGGCGAGACCCTCATCCGATAATAGGTCACTCTCAAGTCTCATAAATAGTGGAGGCAACCCCTCCACTATCCGAGATTTGTAATAATGGCTAAATTATTTGGTTTCTCAATCGAAGATTCGGAAAAGAAATCCCCCGGAATTGTCAGTCCAGTACCTCCTAATAATCAGGATGGTTCTGAGCACTATGTCAGTTCCGGGTTTTTTGGCAGCTATGTGGACATCGAGGGTGTATATAAGACTGAGAACGATCTGATTCGTAGATATCGCTCAATGGCACTCTATCCTGAGTGTGATAGTGCTATTGAAGATATTGTAAACGAAGCAATTGTATCCGATACCAACGATAGTCCTGTTGAAATTGAGTTGTCAAACCTCAACGCTTCCGATGGTATTAAGAAGAAGATTCGTGAAGAGTTTAAGTATATTCTCGAACTCCTAGACTTCGACAAAAAAGCACACGAGATTTTCCGTAACTGGTATATTGACGGCAGACTTTACTACAACAAAGTCATCGACCAGAAGAACCCACATGACGGTATTCAGGAGTTGAGATATATTGATGCTTCTAAGATGAAGTATATCCGTCAACTCAAGAAGAAGGGTCGCGATAGTCTGGGTCAAGCACAAAGTCAGTATGCAGACAGCAATGGTCAGGGATACGACTTCCCAGAGATTGAAGAGTATTTCATCTATACACCCAACACTGGTGGTGGTGCAGGATATGGTGGAAATAGTGTAAAGGGTGTCAAGATGACCCGCGACTCCGTCACCTATTGCACTTCAGGTCTAGTAGATAGAAACAAGGGTACAACTCTTTCTTGGTTGCACAAAGCAATCAAACCCCTAAACCAACTTATGATGATTGAGGACTCACTCGTCATCTATCGTTTGTCTAGGGCACCTGAGCGTCGTATTTTCTACATCGACGTGGGTAACCTTCCTAAGATGAAGGCAGAACAATATCTCCGCGATGTTATGCAGAGATATAGAAACAAACTTGTCTATGATGCGAATACTGGTGAGATTCGTGACGACAAGAAGTTTATGTCCATGATGGAAGACTTCTGGTTGCCCAGAAGAGAGGGTGGTCGTGGTACTGAGATTACTACTCTACCCGGTGGTCAGAATCTCGGTGAGATTACTGATATCAACTACTTCCAAAAGAAACTATATCGTTCTTTGAACGTTCCCGAAACTAGACTTCAAGGTGAAGGTGGTTTCTCAATGGGTCGTTCT